GTCGAGCCCTTCTTCTTACCATCAGCCACTATCGCAGGAGCTTTGCTGGCCCACTAATATGAGTGATAAATGGCAACGGTCTTCAGAGAAACATTCGGTTTCAATACACTCAGACGGGTTCGATCCGCCTATGTCGTTCACGTTGACCCGGTGGGACAACGGCAGCGTCACCTTTTCCGCCGCACCCGTAGGAAAGTTTGAGTCGAGTGTAGTTGATATCCACGTTCCTGTTCCCGACGATCAACTCGATCCACGCTCCGGTCCTACCTTCTTAATGTGGCCGTACTCTCTGGTCAAGTGGGGCATCAAGCACCTCGGCACGACTCAAACTGAAACCGAAGCTCTGAACCCCAAGCAGGTCCTCAACAAATGAACCCAGAGATTCTTGAACGGATCCAGTTTTACGTATCGAGCACCCGGCGGATATCAGCCATCGCTGCCCGCAACCTACACGAAGCCGGACACCACACTCTGGCCGCGGAACGGGACAACGAAGTCGCTTACGCCGACCTGATCCTCAAGGATCTCCAGACGGAAAATCATGCCGCTTGAGTTCAACAAAACCCACACATACCTCCGGCTCTACTTCAACCACCGAAACGACTTCCCCAATGTGTGGAGCGTAGACGACGGTGACCCGACCAACGAAGTCAAAGTAGCCGAGCTGATCATAGAAGGCATCGGCCTGGCTAAGTTCAACGGTGAGGCGCGGTCAGAACACTCTCCCGTCGCTTGGATCGAGTACCCGCAGGCCAAGTGCTGGATCGTCGAGAACATCATGGTCATTTCGAATGAGCCTGAATACTAGGTTTCCGACAACGCCTGCACTTCTTGAGTTTGCAGAGTCCGTAGTGGCAAAATAGCTTACGGCACTTCTTGCACTTGTCTCGACGTATTCCGCTCATGTTTTTGCCTCCACTTTGGTACCGTAATCTCCGTGTTGGCGTTTCGCTATCTGCCGTTTGACCAGTTCTCGGGAAGTCACCTCGACCGCACCCAGTTCAACTGCCTTAGATCGCTTAGCTAGGCACACGTCGAAGTGTTCCTTGTACGTCCCGGGATACTGAATCCACTTTCTGCGGACTCCGATCGCGTCCACCATTGCCAACAGCTCTTCAGTGGTATCGGCGCTCATGTGGCACATGATCATCCGCCCATAGCCCGCTTGCATGTCGTCTACGTAGACACTCACTGCGGATCGCCCGTCCCGCCCGAGTAGTGCGTGATCTCCACAACGATCGGTGGATCGGAGCGGAGGGAAGGTTCCTTGCTCTTGTATAACTTGCAAACTCCTCGACTTTCTCCGTACGGATGGTCCGTCTTTTTCCCGCCACAGGTCGCGCAACTAGTATCTTTTTCGCTCATCCCGTATTCGCTCATCCCGTAATTGTACCACACTTGTCCAGATAATGGAAAGGACCCCGTGAAAATTTCAAAGCGCGATATCGAAAGTATGCTAGGCATCCTCGACTACCGCCCCGAAGAGACTGAAACCTCCTGTACCTTCCGCCGGTATTCTCTGACTGCTGCACGAACCCCCGCAGGCGTCCTCGTAGAGTGGTTCAAAAAGAATACCCGGGAGCCAATCGAAGCCGACGGATTCTGCTAAACAATGCCCGAAGTCCCCGACAATCAAGATCGCTTCGACCTCCTATGCCAAGAGCACGGCGGCGACAGCAAAATCCCGAACGAAGAACTCTACACCTACCTGCTCTCAGTGCGGGAAGATCTGATCAACGTAGCCTCCCTTGGGATTGAGCACATCCGGGCGTCGCGGCTTGGTATAGAAGTTCGCCGTCGCTGCCAGACCGACTTGATGTGGATGGCCCGGTACTTCACCTGGGGCACGAACCCGATCTCAGACAATGGCCTCCTCCCCTTCGAGGAAAACATCTTCGACGAAGAGTACTACGGGGCCTTCCCCAAACTCTTTACCCAGAAAGACCCGTCCAAGCCCCTCAACCAACAGTCTGAAGTCAAGACTCGGTTGTTGCTATGGCCCCGCGGCGGCGCAAAAAGCACATTCGACCACATCGACACTGTTCAGTGGATCCTCTGCTTCCCCGCCATCCGCATCCTCTACCTGACCGCCGAGAAGAGCCTGGCAGAAGGCTTCGTCGGAGAGATCAAGGGCCACTTCTACATCAAAGAAGAGCCGTCGCTGATGAATCTCTTCTGGCCGGAGTTCTGCGTAGAAGAAGGCAAAGCCGGGGCGATGAACACCTTCACCTGCCCGGTGTACGCCGCCAAGAAGACGGGCCGCAAGGAACCCACGGTCTACGCCTCCTCGGTAGGCAAGAACAAGGCTGGCTGGCGTTACGAACTGATCAAGGCCGACGACGCGGTGTCCGACACCAACTCTGAGACCGCCCTGCTGTGCGAGAAGATTTCGCGCGCGCTGTTCCTGGCCGAGAAGCTGCTGGCGTTGGGCGGCTACTACATCGACTACATCGGCACCCGGTACGCCGACGAGGACCACTACGGCGTCCTGCTCTCCAAGAACCTGGGCGACATCCAGATTACCAAGGGTGTTGGCTGGGAGTTCATGGAAAACAAGTCCACGAATTCGAACATTCTTATCGGCAAGGCCATCCAGATCAAGCCCGAAGTAGCAGAGGCTCTGGAGCGCGAAGGCAAGCCGGTCACGTACCACGAAGCGGGCCCAGACGGGTGCATCCTCCTGATGCCCCACAAAATGAGCTTCAACTGGTGCATGGTGGATCTCGCCAAGGATGAGAAGTCCTTCGAGGGCCAGCGCAACCAGAACCCCCGCAATGCCTCGCAGATCGGTTTCGACCGGGCCATGCTGCTCAAGGCCACCGTTCCGTTCACCAGCCTGCCCCGCGTCGGGCCTTGCTCCCAGGTATGGGACTTGGCCTCCAGCCAGAAGAAGGGCAGCGACTTCACAGTCGGCACCTCGATTGTCTGGGGCGAAGAAGAGCAGGTAGACCCCGACGGGCGGCGCAACGGCCAGAAGCAGACCACCGGCTACGTCCGCAAGATCTTCCGCGATCGGCTGCTGCCCCACCAGATCGTGGCTTCCATTATCCGGATGATCCAGGAAGAGCACCCGTTCGTAGTAGCGATCGAGAATGCTCAGGGCGCGACCTACCTCAAGGACTCCATCATGTCCGCGGCGTTCCGGACACAAGACCCGTACGTCATCGGCATCTGCGCCGGGATCGACTGGTTCACCCCCGAGCAGCAGAAGGACGCCAAGAAGTTACGCATGGGGTCGCTCCACCCGTGGATCACCGAAGGCCGCCTAAAGTTCGCGAACTACTGCATGGAGGCCAACCCGGCCCCGAACAACAAGATCGAGATTGTCTACAACGAGTTCGAGAAGTGCATGTATGACCATCACCACGATGACATACCGGACAATTTAGGCTACCAAACCCGGTACGCCCCGCGCGCAACGCAGGCTATCATCGAGAACAACACCGAGATGTTCAGCTTCATCGACCGCATGGGGTGGAACGAAGTTTTCGAAGAGGGTTCTTTTGACCCACGCTCTGGCATTCTGCTTCGGACGGACGCCGAGGGAAACACGGTAGTGTTTGACCCCTACCAACCACCTCCGGATGATTTCTCCCCGCAAGAGGACTTCGCGTATTCGGCCCCCAGCGGGATGGACAACATCTTAGGGAGTGGGATTTTTGGCTGAAGTTTTGTCCGTGGCTAAGGAATCTGGAATGTATTCTACGTAACATTCCCAACCGCAGCGTGGACAGTACCGTTCATCGTCCCACATGCTCCGTTGACAGCACTTGCTGCGTAGTTTCTTCATTTCCGTCTCCTATTCGACTTGCATTAGCAGTTCGCATACTAAATCTTCGAGGGCGTTCGCCTCAGCCTTTGTTAGCTTATCGAACGTGCCTTTGTGCAGCGCAGCCTTCAACTTTCTAGCCGTTCGCATGTCAATGCGGAAATCAAAATCTCGTTCGTCCTTCATTTCTTTTCTCCCTCAAAGATTATCGCAGGAACTCGGAGATTCACCATATCATTCGCCAAGTTCATTGCATGGTTCATTCGCTTCTCCATATCTCCCGATAATTGCGTGCCGAAAACCCATAGTAAGTCTCGTAACTCTCCTTGGTTCTTGGGTAAGTCTTCCGCCACCCAGTTGGCGAAGAGTTGGGCGTGAAGAAGAATGGGTTCGTAGCGAAACGCTGTTAGTTTATGT